GCGACGTGTTCATCCGTCTAGTGGTGTCAGCCGAAGACACCTATACATACACCCTGTATATTGGCATTACGAGTGTCGGTCTCGTGAATGACTCGCGCAATGTCATGCAATCCGAGTAACTGACTCCTAGATCACACCCTACTGGCCACTCCATCTTTCCTGTCGTGGACAGTAACGATTCGTCTGTCCCTCGTAACCGCGCGACTAGTTTCCGCCAGTCGACTGCCTTGAACATCCCCTCCAACATCCTAAGGGCTGTGGGTAAAGTTTTTTCGCCCCGATGCGGGAAATGCGTCGCTACAACTAGCCCTGTCTTGACCGCCTGTGGGCATATTGTAACTGTGGCGCTGAGTCGGCTTGGGCTCATAGTCCCCCTAGGCTTATATGACGCCTTTAGCATCATGGCTCGTAGGGACCCGGGCTCCACCCCAGCTTCTTTCAGTAATTTGATATCGACGTGAGAATGCAGATACGCATCCGTGGCGTAACTCGCTAATCCCACATCCATTTTTGGTTTCTCCATCTGGCCGCCTTCCAAATCCACCTTCTTCCATTTGTTTGGTGAGTCAGTCCTAACCGGCGACCCCCCTACACTAGTCCGGAGGGTCACTATCTCGTGTGCCATGTTAGCTAGTGCTGGAACTCTCCGCCTGAGAGAGCTAGTCAGGACGGCACCTATATTTTTAACACCACTCCTGTTCGCCATTGTCCACGATAACCTCGTGAAGTTTTCAACGTAAGATCGTGGTGATACCTCCGCCTCCGTGACCCAATTCCCGCTCACGCACGATGCCGCTGCGCGGGCCATATAACCGAAGGCCTCCTTTTCACGGTACGCGACCCGCAGGAACTCTCCGCCGACGTTGCCAACTGACTGTTTTGACCTGTTCACCCTGAGGGGCGATCTCTCTACATTCGCCACTATCCGGCTTATCGCCTCGCTACCGCCAGACATGATGACGTCGTCCCCGGCGTGCAGGCTCCTAACCGAATTATAGTCCGGGCCTGCGACCATCCTACAATACGCCGCGTTTAAGATAGTGTTTACGAAAGTCGTTGCCCTGTGGCCAGAAGGAAGCGTCCCAACCATCCTCTTGGTTTCCAACTTCCCTGTCCTCGAGCTCACCCATCTCACATACATTGAATCCCAGCTCTCAACCGCCCATGATAGTACATCATGTGGGGCCCCAGCGCATGCCTCTTCTATCACCATCCTCATGGCGTCCAGTGTATGCTGGGAGTTGTAGTCGTCAAAGTCAAGCATGAAGCGGTAAGGCCCCTCCTGACCCAGCCGAGGGTATAGTTTCCCTTGTAGCTCGGACCCTGGGTTCAGTAGGGCCCGCCTGTTTCTCCACACTGCTTCCACTGGTTGGAGTAAGTAGTCAAATGTGAAGTACGATCTCGAGTCACATCCGTATATCGCCCTAGTCTTTCCGTGCTCCAGTTTCCATGATAATCCGGACCACACCTCTGGTTTCCCGAAAGCTACTAAGTTCTCCTCGATCGCCTCCGAGAACTCTCTCCGTGTTGGTTGTGGTGGCAGATCCAACCTCTGTCCAAATACCACATCCTCGATTTTTCGAGTGTGGGACCCACTCTTCGTGTACATCCATCTACGGCTCCAATACGAATCTTTGTCATCCCACTTGGGCTCGACAACTAACTCTTCCGCGAGGACGTCACGAATTGCCTCCCTTAATAGGACGGGATCCATTACTGCCGCCTTCTCGGATAGGAACCTCCTTTTACTTATCCTCGGCATTACATCTTCATCCGCATTCCCAGGGACTGCGCCCCTCCCAACTAGTACGTTGAGTTCGCACACCATTGCTCCCTCTCGTGTTGAATTCAATCCAACTGACTTGACTGCCGTGGAGATTTCTTTAATACACCCGCTAATGTGCCGTAGAGACATCACAGTTAGTGCTATCTCCTGATTTACCTCGAATGCTGCGACATACCATATCAACCATCCGGCCGCCTCATCATTACCACACCCGACCAGTCCCTCCATGACTAGTGGGAGTGATGACCAACACCCGGGGTAGTACCTTTTAATGTCCGTTAACACGTCAGATACCCGCACGTTTGTTTTCGTCGCCGCCGCCGGGTGGTCTTTCAACGGGAAGACTATACGGTCATCAACTATACCACTCTGTATCAAGTCGAGCATAACGCTGCACTTACCAAAGCTTCCGCCCTCCTCCATCAGGAGTTGAGCTAGTTCAGCAACCTTCATCTCACCAATTCTAGTACCAGTCTTCCTTGATACGACCGCTCCCAAAATCGTCAGTTTTGAGAAAGCATCGTCTAGGTAGTCCCGGCACCACATCTCCCCCGTCTTCTCTGGTGCGTTGACTCTACCTTCCAGTAGG